ACCCGCAGGCCCTCGACGCCCTCTGGGAGTTCTGCAAGGACTACAAGCCCGACATCCGCGTGGCCGGTGGCGACCACTTCGACTTCCGCAGCTTGCGCCGTGGCGTCGGCTCCTCTGACGCGGAGTCTGGCGAGTCCCTCAAGGCCGACCTCGAGGCCGGCAAGGACTTCCTCCGCCGCTTCCGTCCGTCCGTCTACCTCTGGGGCAACCACGAGCACCGCCTCGACAACCTCATCAGCTCCTCCGGGTCGGCCATGGTCCGCGACTATTGCCAGGACATCAAGGACGACATCAACCGCACGGCCAAGCAGGCGGGTGCCAAGGTCATCTTGCCCTGGCACGCCGACAAGGGAGTTTACCGCCTCGGCCCCGTGGCTATGGTGCATGGATTTGCCCATGGCGAGAACGCCACACTGAAACAGGGACTCCATTACAGCGTGGCCGGCGGCGCTCTGATCCACGGCCACACGCACACGCTGGCCAGCATCGCCCTGACGAAGCACGGCTCCGGCAACGCCTTCAGCGCCGGCTGTCTCTGTCTTAAGGACGAGATGGGCTACGCGTCGCACCGGCTCGCCACCGCCCGCTGGGGCTCGGGCTGGGTCGCTGGCTGGGTGGACGGCAACAACTTTAAAGCCTGGCTGGTCCATAAGGTCGGCGACGCGTTCGTCTGGCAGAAGGACCTCCGCTTCTACACGCCCCGCAAATGAGCACCCACGGCAAGAACATCAAGGTGAACGACGCCATGCTCGCCGCGATCGTCGCCGCGATACACAAACGCGCCGAGAAGCCCCCCGCCGGCTTCTACTCTCTCGAGGACTGGCAGAAGCGCTGGAAGTGCAAGAGCTCCTGCGCCAAGCGTTACCTGAATGAGGGCATCCGCCTCGGCCTAGTCGAGCGCATCATCCTCCGGCACTCCTACGCGGGCAAGTACGTCCGCCAGGCTCCCTACTTCGGCCCCGTCCGCAAGAAGGCTCGACAGAAGCCAGCCCGCTGACCATACCCACCCCCGCAAGCCATGCAAAACCCCGACGACCTTATCGAGCGGGCAAGGAAGTACCTTGTCACTCTTCCCGACTCCATCGAAGGCCAGAAGGGCCACGACGCCCTCTTCCGTGCCGCCACTGTGCTGGCCCACGGCTTCGCCTTCGACGAGTCCACCGCCCTCGACCTGCTCCGCGAGTACAACGTCACCAAGTGCTCCCCGCCCTGGGCCGAGAAGGACCTCCAGCGCAAGATCGGCGAAGCGACCCGCCGCGTGCACGACAAGCCCCGTGGCTGGCTCATCGGCGACAAGCCTGCCCCTTCCCTCCCCCGCCCGGTCAAGACGCCCCAGAAGGCCACGGCTGAGGCCCCCCGCAAGGCCACGCTGGCCGACCTGCCCGCCCCGCCTACGCCCGCAGCTGAACCCGCCCCCGCCGACTTCCTCACCTTCTCCGACTTCCTCTTCGCGGTCTTCCGTCCCGAGGAGCAGGTGCAAATCGAGACCCCCGCCGCTCTCGCCGAGGACGGCAAAGGTCGCCCCGCCGGCAAAGGCATCGTGAAGACCGCCAACGCCTGGAACGACCTGATCGGGCTCGACCCCGCCCTCGACGGCGGCCCGGCCGGCTCCTTCGTCCGCATCAACCCGGTCAGCGACGCCGACGGCAAGGACTCCAGCGTAAGCGCCTACCGCCACGTCCTGCTTGAATGGGACACCGGCACCAAGGCCGAACAACTGGCCCGCATCCGCCGCTCCAATCTCCCCGTCTCCGCCATCGTGGACTCGGGAGGCAAGTCCGTCCACGCATGGGTCCGCGTCGAGGCCAAGGACCGCGCCGAGTACGACGCCCGCGTGGCCGCCGTTTACGAGCTCTTCGCCGACTGCCCGCCAGACAAACAGAACAAGAACCCTTCCCGCTTCACCCGACTGCCCGGTGCACATCGCGGCAACGCCAAGCAGGCCCTCATCGACATTAACCAGGGCTTGCCCACTTGGGACGCGTGGACCGCATGGAAGGGCCAACAGGACAACGCCATCGTCGAGCAGCAGGAAGGCACGGAAGTCTTCGACCTTGAGGCCATGGACGCTTTCGACCCGAAGGCCGACCCCACTGTGCTCGTCGGCCGCGAGCGCCGTTGGCTCTGCAAAGGGTACGCCGTGCAGATCGTCGGCTTCGCCGGCACGGGCAAGAGCACCATGTGCATGCAGATGTGCACCCACTGGGCCCTGGGCCTGCACCTGTTCGGCCTCCAGCCCGTCCGCCCGCTTCGCATACTCCTGATTAACGCGGAGAACGATTTTGGAGACATGAGCGAGATGGTCCAAGGCTCCACGCGAGACTTCACCATCGGCGAGAAGGCCCGGCTCCGCGAGCAGCTCACCATCGTGCGCAACACCAAAGCCCGAGGCGCCGCCTTCATCGAAGTGCTCGAGGCCCTCATCAATCGCCACAAGCCCGACGTGGTCGTCGTGGACCCCCTGCTCGCCTTCGTGGACTTCGAGATTGCCGACCAGGCGCTGACCTCCGCCTTCCTTCGCGGCATGATCCTCCCGCTCCTCCAGCGCACCGGCGTTGCCCTGGTCTACTACCACCACACCAACAAGCCCGTGGCCAACCTAGACCTCGACAGCATGCCACCCCAGCAGCTGGCCTACCTCGGGGCGGGGGCGGCAGAGTGGTGCAATTTCGCAAGGGACAGCGGTTTCCTTTTTCGCGCCAAGGCCGAGGAGGGCGAAGAGGCCGCCACCTTCCGCTTTGGCTTCTCTAAGCGCCAGTCCCGGACCGGCCTCCGTAACTCGGACGGCAAGTTCGTTCCGTACGTCAAACTGAGCCACTCCAGCCAGCCGGGCACCCTCCGATGGGTCTACGCCCTAGGGGATAGCCTAGTCAGTCAGCCGAAGGCCGTTTCCAGCCCCGCCAAGGGGTCTAGGAGCGGGGATTACATCCGTTGAGGGTGAGGACAGCCACCCCACACCCCCCCCCACCTTAGAACGCCCCCCAGCCCACTTATGGCAAACCTATTGTGTCGGCATACTTCCGTGCCTACTTCCGTCTCTTGTATACACAAGAGTAGGGTATGCGACTACGCTTATACCCCCTTACGGGGGACGCTCGTCGATACCCTTGGGGGGAAATACCCGAACCTAGGGAGGGCCAGGGTATGAAGAAAGACACCTCCCGAAAAGTCCTGCTCCGTCTCGCGGTGACTAGGGGTAGGCAAAAGGCTTGGCGAGATATGCCCGAGCGCATGGAGGCAGGACGGCAACGCGCCACGGCCAAGGCGGCGGCCCAACGCCATGCCAACCACGCGGCCCTAGTCGCCCGGCTATCCGATCTGCCGGCGGTCCTGACCACTGACCAGGTGCTGGCCTACATCGACGGCCGATACCGCGGCAACCCCAAGAGCTTCTTCAATCGTCTTCGGCGCCATGGCCTGATGACTTGGGACTACAAGGCCGACGTCTGGGTGAACCACTGCCACGTCTTCCCGGTGGTGTAATAATTTAGTGCTTACCCAACCCGTGCGCGGTCATACGTTGTTTGACAGATGCGCTACATCCTCGACCTCGCCTCTGGCGGTGAGCTGTATGTCGACACGTCATTCGTCTCGGCCGTTGAGGTCGTGGACATCGTGAACGTGCAGAAGGTCGGGGACACTTCTCTCTCGCGGTATGGCGTGCCTGAAGAGCGCACGACTAACGAGCGCAAGGGCATGCTGGTCCACGTTGACCAGGAGAAGTTTACCTGCGAGTGGGACGGCGTGTTCCTCGAAGCATGGATGGATGACGAGGAGGGGCCTTGCCTCGACTGATGCCAGACCTCAAGGGTTTCGATAGGCAGGTAACGAACAATGACCGGGCTCACGCCAAGCGTTATGACGCATGGTTCCGCTCGTTACCCAAGGCGCAGCAGGAGCGGATGCGCGAGATGTGTGCCGGCCCGTACTCCGAGGCCCGCGTGCAGGACCACGTCTTCCCGATCTACGAGTCGAGCAAGGCATGGAGCACGGCCAACGTCGAAGAGCACGAAGAGACTGAGAGCTTCATGACGCGGGAGGAAGTGGCCCGCATCGTCGCCGACGTGGTGGACATGCTCGGCTACACTGACGACCCGAAGGTCCGCCGGCATTGGGAGTTAATGCGCCTGGTACTGCGTGCGCCCGGGCATCGGTCGGGCAAGGAGATCGGCGAGATGTTCGGCGTGACTAAGCAGGCCATCAGTTATCTAGCGCGAAGAATGTTGGCCCGCGTCGAAAGGCGCCGGCGTCAGAGCATTGATGCGCAGCTGGACGGCATGACCCCTGACAAGTTCAAGGCAGCTGCAAACCCCAACAAACAACGCAGTAAGGTTAAGGTTAAATAGGTTCTATTTGACCGACCTACCAAGGTTGAGACCACCATGGCATCACGCATCCCACCCGAACAACGCAGCAAGGCATTGCAGCATTATTACAACAACCTAGAGGCCAATAGAGCAATCAATAGGCAAAGGGCTAAGGATGCTTACTATCGAGACAAGGCCGCCAAGCTGGCGAAGAATAAAGCATTTAAGGAAGCATACCCTGAGAAGTATGCTGAGATTAAGAAGCTCTCTAACGCTAAGTATAACAAACGCATTAAGACTCGTTTCTTTTACAACCGAGCCCTTCACATTTCCCATCGTGCATCTACTCACGGGATTGGTGTTGAGAACCTCGGTGCCTATCTGTCTCGCGCCTGGTACAACCAGCGTGGCCGATGCGCTTACACCGGGCATAAGCTAGGGCGTGATGCGCAGGTGGATCATAAGATACCAACCTCTATGGGAGGTACCAATCATACTCACAACCTACATTGGGTCACACCAGCTGCTAACGCGTGCAAGGGGGCAATGACTCATGAGCAGTTTCTTGGCATAGCCACTGATATAGTGGCATATATAGCCACTAAACACCCCATACCCCCTCCGGCTAGGGAGTCTTCTCAGACCCCCCCGGGTAGCCGCGTGGCTCCGACACC